CCCCGTCCCAGGTCTGTCCGATGGGCGCGTACATGCTGATCGTCTCGGGGGGGTCGCCGGCGGCGGCGCGCACGCCCGGCTCCCAGGCGTCCAGCGCATCCTGGCGCAGGTCAAACTGCGCGGCGGACATGCGGGCATCAGCCCGGATTTCAGGTAGTTTCAGCAGGGACATTCGATTTCCTTGTGACGGTGCTTTCGAGCGAATCAGCGGCCGGGTCGTCCGATTTCGGGAGATCCAGCCGGTCGCGGACCTCGTTTTGTTTCATGAAGGGTTTGCTGCCGCCTGAGCCCAGGGCCTTGGCGAAGAAGTCCGCCTGATCTTTGAGGGTGCCGCGCAGCAGCGCGTGCTCGTTAAACTTGGCGGCGTAGAGATCGCTCTCCCTGTCGGTCAGCAGCTTGAGCGCCACCTCGTCCTCCCAGATGTCGAACCAGTGCTGCAGCCCGTACTGAACGAAGAAGATGCCCAATTGCTCGATGCCACTACCCCAAGAGGTGTCGTCCATCATCAGCAGTGGTCGCGGCACGCCGAATGCGCGGGCGATCTCTTCGATCTGATGGTTCCGTCCTTCCTGCAGCTGCGAGTCGCTGGCAGTGTTCGCCCACTTTTCGGCCTTGATGCCGTCCTCCAGCACCATCCATTTGTGCGCCTGGTCGGCGCCGGCGTAGCGTGCCTGCAGGCTGTTCTGGATGTTCTCGATCTGCTGGGCGTTGAGCTTGTTCGGGTACGACAGCGCGCCGCCAGCCATGACGCCATTCTTGAAGATGCGGGCTGCCGCCTTCTGTGCTTGCAGCGACAGCCCGATCGACTCGCGCGCTTTATCCCCGCCAAAAAAGCCAATAAGTCCGTGTTCGTCCGGCGCCAGGTCAGCGAGGTGGAAGATGTCGCGAGCGGCGAGAGTTACCACGCTGCCGTCCGGACGCTGCACCTCGTAGCGCACGGTGAAGTCGTCGTTCATCTTCGGCGTCACCTTGCGCGAATCCAGGGGGATCAGCCGCACCACCGTGTTGCCTCGCCAGATCACCCTGGCATAGGCATTGCCGTAAATGAGCGCGCGGAGCTGCATCGTGCTCTTGAACTTGTACGGCCCCTGGAACTCGTTGGGCCGGCGCTTGAGCACCCGGTAGAGCGGGTGGTCTACCGCATACGCCTTCTCTTCGCCGCGAATGGTCAGGTTCAGCGGCAACATGCCGATCGATTCAGAGATCAGGCTGACGCAGCGCAGCAGCGCCATGTTCTCCAGCGCCCTGGACGCGGTGACATATTCGCCACTCGCCGTCTCGCCGCCGCGCATGAAGTCCATCATGTCGGCGCTCGTCATCGCTGCGTACGTCGGCGTCGTCGACCACGCGGGCGCCGGCGCATCCGCCCCGGCCTGAGCTGGCGGTTCCTCAGCCGCGGTAGGATCGCGCGAAAAAAACCGGTCAAAAAATCCCATAGGGCTCCTTAGAACATCAGAATTCCGCGCTCTTCATACGCGGACTCGGCAGCGAACTCGCCGCTGATCGCCCGGTTCATGCCCATGATTGTTGCGACGATGCCGTCGATTTTCTGCTCCGGCTTTTCCTTGCGCGGGTAGATGTTGTCTTTCGCGTCGAGCTTGGCCACGACGTTGGACGCCATCCAGGTCAGAAGCGGATTGCCATCGTGGTGCACGCGGCCGGCCTTCACCGCGCTCTCGAATTCTTTCATCGGCAGAGACAGGTTCTTCACCGTCTGCCCCACCTCGACCGCCGTGATGCCGCGCTTCGTCAGCCGCTGTTCCAGCTGCGCTGCGCGGAACGGATCGAATACCACCTCTTCGGGGCCGTACTCGCCGATCAGCGCCAGCGTGTCTTCCTCGATCAGATCGAAGTCGATCTCGGCGCCGTCGTGCTGCTGCAGCGCGCCCTCGATCACCCACTTCCGATAAGCGCCGGCATTCTTCGGGTCGTTCTCGATCGCATGCTCGGGCAGGTAGTAGTGCCCGAACAGGTAGAAGTGCTGCTTCCCCTCGATCTCCTTGACGAACATGAGCATGATCACGCAGACGTCTGACCGACTGGCCAGGTCCAGGATCACGTAGCAGCGCTCGCCCTTGAACTGCTCAGGCCGCAGCTTCGGATCCGCGCACTTGTTCCAGTCGAGGATGTTCAGCCAAGCCGACTTGGCGGAGCACCAAACGTTCAGGTGCTTCGTCTTGAAGCGGGTCTGCTTCGACGCGCTCTGCACTGCCTGCCGTTGCTGGCTGAGCAAGAAGTCTTCGTCGACCGAAATGCCCAGGTTTGGATTCGCCTTGTACAGCGCCTTCGGATCGTCCCAGCGATCCTTGTCGTCGATCGTGTAGATCAGCGCGAACAGCTCCTCGTTGTCGAGGACGCCCTCCAGCACCTTCTTCGCCTCCGACTCTTGGTCGAAGCACGGGCCGGCGATGTTGAACCCGGCCGTCGTGATCATTAGCATGAGCGGCTGCTCGCGTGAGCCCATGCCGGTTTCCATCGTGTCGACCAGGTCGCTCGTGTCGTGCTCGTGATACTCGTCCACGATCGCGCACGACGGGCTGGAGCCGTCGCCTGGCTTGCCGATGACTGGCTCGAACCGCGAGCCGTCGCCAGGATTGACCAGCGCCTTGGCCCACACCTCGGCGCCCAGCGCATCGCGCAGCTCGGGCGTGCGCTCGAGCATCTGCTTTGCTGGGCGGAACACTTCCCACGCCTGCTTTTCCGTGCCGGCGCCGGCATACACCTCGGCGCCGAACTCGCCGTCAGCCGAGAACATGTACAGGCCGATGCCCGAGCCGATGATCGACTTGCCGTTCTTTCGCGGCACGGCGAAGTACGCCTTGCGGTAGCGCCGGCGCCCGTCCTTCTTCCGCTTCCAGCCGAACAGCGAGCAGAATGCAAAGCATTGCCACGGCTGGAGCACGATCAGTTCGCGCTTCTGCGCCCACTTCCCTTTTGTGTGGGGCATGAGCGACAGGAAAACGCACACCCGGTTCGCCGCGTCTTCGTCAAAGTAATACTTGGCACCGCGCTTCCTGGCTGCCTTGAGGTCGTCGAGGTGACGCTTGCACGCCAGGCGGACCCATTTGCAAGCCACGATCTTTTTCTTTACGACCCCCTGCGCGTACTCCAGAGCGATGCCGACATGGTCGGCGGACATATCAGGCCTTCTTCTGCTGCCCCACCAGCGCCAGGAATGGATTGACTGCTGGGGCCTTGACTGCTGCGACGCGCGACCTGTCGGCCGGCGTCATACCGAGCGATGCAAGAGCCGTTCGGATCTGCGCCACCTGGGCCATTGAAACGTCGGCGTCATCCAGCGACCGGAAGCGCGCGATCAGGCGCGCGGTCAGCTCGACTGCCATCCGGTCGGTTGCTTGGAGAACGCTCGGGGGGAGCAGAGAAACGATCTCATCCCACACCACCTCTTGGCCGGGTGAGAAATAGTCGGGCGCCGACTTGTCGAACTCGCCCGATTGAAAGTCTTCGCGCTTGCGGTCCGGGTTGTGGGCGAACGCGCCGCGCGCCTCGAGCACCGCGGACGGGGTTCGAGGCTTCGGCATCGGGCTCTCCGGTCAAAGTTTGAATTGGGGATGCAAAAATAAAATTAACTGGTCGGTCTAGAGTCAAAAGGACCCAGACTTTGGGGTGGGGGTGGCCCCTTCGGCCCTCGTCTTGGCCGCGTGGCAGCTCGGGCAAGCCGATTGCAGGTTCTCGTCGGCCTCAATCCGCTCATCGGTCCAGCCGCGTGCGCGGGCCGTGGCCTTGTTCCCGATGTGATCGACCTCCCTCGCAACGTACGTGCAGCCCTGCCCTTTGATCTGGCACAGACCACCGTCCCGACTCAGGATGCGCTTGCGGCGCTGCTGCCACGCGTAGTCGTAGCCGCGCTCGGCGCTGGTCTTGCCCTCATTCGATCGGTTCCAGCCGGTCGCCTGCTTGGCATGCCGTGCGCAGTAGCCAGGTGCGTCAACCAGTGCACCGCAGCCAACTTTTCTGCAGAGCGTCTTGGGGCGCGCGGCCATATCGTGTCCTATTTAGAGCAGCATCCCGCGCTGCTGCATGTACTCAACGGGATGCTTAGCGCCCTTCCGCAGGTTGCAGACTGCCCTGAGAAGCTGCAGGTTGCTATCGTCATGCGCACCACCGAGGGCGAGTGGCATAACATGGTCAAGGTGGTATCCAGCCCCAAGCTTCTCGCCGCAACAGGCGCAGCGCCCTCGTTGCAAAGCAAAAAGCTTTGCAACTATGCCTGGGGAAACGATGCCCTGACTTGCGAGCTTGCGCGCCCTTCTGTTGGCCGAAACCACTCGCCTGATCCAGGGATTCGCAGCGCGCCAAGCGTCCTCGGCTGCCTTCTGCCTGTCCGGATGACGTGCGCGCCACGCGGCAGTTGCTTGCCTCAAACGATCGAGATTGGCGGCGCGCCACTTGGCGTTCTTTGCCAGACGCTGGGCATGGTTTTCACGGTAATACTTCCGGCCGCGCTCGCGGTGGTACTCTTCCTTGCCAATGCGATCCAACGCCTTTTTGGCGTTGATCGCATCTTTGTTGTCAGCGTGATATTTCGCGCCCGTCGCACGGCGACAGACTCGACAGTCTGCTCGGCGAAAGCCAGGCGAATGGATGCCGAAAGCGGCAATATTCTTCAGCTCGCCACACTTTACACACACCTTACGCCCCAGGTCATCTGCCTTGCTCATGCCACCATCCTCTAGCTAACTCATCACTACCGAGTGTAGGGGCTGAACAGGCCGTGTGTCCGAATTGAATTATTTCGAAGGCACCAGTGCCGCCACCTCGTGCAGCAACAGGCCCGGCTTGCCGTAGCCCTTGGCCTGCAGGATCTCGGCGGCGCGCTCGGCTTCGACCAGGCGCGCGCAGATGCGATCGAGGGCACCGCTGTTCGTGACGCTCCAGGTGATGGCTGGCGCGCGGCCGGTGACGGCGCGGACGATCTGCTGGCGGTAGCAGGAAGCAGTAGCGGCGCTCATTTGCTGGTCCGCACGTAAAGAGCGCGGCGCGCTATACGGGCAATCGCTTCCTCGCTTGGCCGCCAGCCAGTGGCGCAGTTGAGGATCAGCACCACGTAGAGCCAAGGCTTCAACCACCAGCGGATGCCGATGTGCATGGTGACCTTGCTCATTGATTACCTCGTTCGGTGATCTGTTCGCGCTGGCGCTGCACCGTGTAGCGCAGCCATGCCAGCTCGTTCTCGACGCTCATGTGCATAGCGCACCTCAGAAAAAGAAAAGCCGCCCGGCGCATTGCTGCGAGGGGCGGCGAACGCCAGCTGCTGAGGCTGGACGAGGAGACTCGGGGACTGCTTACGGCAGTCAGGCGACCAACCCCAGGGCTATCTGCTCAAGTGGGCGGTAAACGAGAAAGCCCGCCAGGCCGGCGGGCAGTACAGGCGAGCGAAAGCACTTAAGGGTTGGGTGCTGTCG